GTATGATGGCGATAGCTTGGAAGCAAGAGCCGGTAGTCAGAGCGCCGGACAGAGAGAAGCCTCTGATGGTAGGCCCGCAAAACACAGTTACCCTTAACGATATGTGGTCAACTGTTAAACCTAAAGGAGCAAGAATATGAGTGGCGTTTCTAACCCGTACGCATATGCGTATGAGACTGTTGCAGCATCGCAAACCGCGCAAGTGTTGGGCGGTACGGGCGCTAAAGGCGACTATCTGCACAGGCTGATTATCAGCGTCAACACCGTGGCGACTGCAACCGTGACGGTGCTGGATGGATCGACTTCCATTCCGCTGTTGACGGGTTCGGCTACGCTAGTGCCTGGCGTTTATAGCGTCGAAATGAATATGGCTGCTGCTACCGGCCCGTGGAAAATCACGACCGGCGCAGGCGCGACTGTCATTGCTGTTGGAATCTTCTCAGCATGATGAACAAACCGGGGCTTTATGCCAACATCCTAGCCAAGCAGGAACGGATTAAGCATGGATCAGGCGAGAAGATGCGCAAGCCTGGCGATCCCGGTGCGCCGACCGCGAAGGCTTTCCGCGAATCTGCGAAGACTGTGAAACCGGAGAACAAATGAGCGCAGCATGGACGCGTAGCGAGGGTAAAAACCCCGAGGGCGGCTTGAACGCCAAGGGACGGGCGAGCTATCACGCGGAGACTGGCGGCACGCTAAAGCCTCCCGTCAAGGCTGGCGATAACCCGCGTCGCGCGTCTTTTCTTGCTCGCATGGGCAATATGCCTGGCCCGATGGAAAAAAACGGTAAACCTACTCGATTGGCGTTAGCTTTAAAGGCGTGGGGCGCATCCAGTAAAGAGGATGCCCGCGCGAAGGCAAGAGCGATCTCGGAGCGTAATCGTGACTGACCAAGAGCGCATAGCGGCGGCGCTAGCGTATCAGGGCGCTACGGCTGCACCGCCAACGATGGCGCAAGAACTTGCCAAAGTGCCGAGCAGGTTGATTGGCGCATTGAAAGCGTTGGGCACAGGTTCAAGCTACGGATCAGCAGAGCCTGTCAATGCTGTGAACGATCTAGCCCGTACAAAGTTTTGGCGTGGTTCGGTGTTTGGCGTTCCCGAAGATGTGCAGCAAAGAAATGTTGATAGGGCAATGGAAGCTGCGTCAACAGCCGCGCCTATTAAACGCGCATTTAGTGCACCGCAAGACGAAGCATTGCGCCTTGCCCAACAGCGTGCAGCGTTGCCTGTAGAGCGTGGTGGTCTAGGTTTGCCGCCTAACAACACGGCAGAGCAACGGGCACAAGCAATGGGGTTTCTAAATAATGTTTATCACGGAACAAATGCAGATATACAAGCAATGAATGTTGCTGGAAAAGGTAAAACCGCTGGTGCTGGTGTTTTTGTTACTGACAATCCATTAGTAGCAGAAACTTATTTCAGTGGATCTGGAGAAGGAAATATCCTTCCATTACTTTTAAAAAAAGAAGGGTTGTTGTCAGTCAATGCAAAAGGAAGAAATTGGGCTGATATAGATACAAATACACTTGCCGCCAAAGCGGGAAAAAAACGATACTCTTTAGCTGATATGGAGTTAGACAAAAACTCAGCAACATCAACCGATGAACTTGGAATTATTGCTAAAGACCTTTTAGGATTAAAAGGCGTTGAAATTAAAAATGTGAAAGATTTAGGCCCAAATAGTCATATTTTTAGAGCTAAAGAATATTTAAAAGAAAAATACGGAATAACTCCAAATGAAACTTGGTCAAATGTTACTGGAAATCAATTTGCAGAAGCAAAAGACTATATGGAAAAACTTTATAAATCTCAAAAAAATACGGTTACATCCATTCAAGATTCAGATTTATTACGTTCCCGCTTTGCCGCTTTTGACCCATTCCGCAGAAACGCCGCAACAGCCGCAGCGATGGGCGTAGCAGCACCTGACTTGTTAGCCAAGGAAAAAAATAAATGAGCGAAGAACAAAGCACAGGTTTGCAGAAACTGCTGCATAACGTTGCAGCCTACGATAACGACTTCAAGAAGTGGGAAGCCCGCGCACAGAAAATTATCAAGCGTTATCGGGACGACAACCGCAGTCAAAACACAAACGAGACTGCCAAGTTCAACATCCTATGGTCTAACGTCCAGACGTTGATTCCTGCGGTCTATGCGCGTCTACCAAAAGCAGACGTATCGCGTCGCTTTGGCGACAACGACCAAGTGGGACGAGTAGCCTCGTTGCTGATTGAGCGGGCGCTGGATTACGAGATTGAGCATTACCCCGACTTTCGCAGCACGATGAAGCATTGCGTCGAGGATCGCTTCCTTGGCGGGCGTGGCACGTCTTGGGTGCGTTATGAGCCGCACGTTCAAGCGATTGATATGCCCGAGGACGGGCTAGAAGTCACCGAGGACATAGACGAGCCGGAAACCGGAAACCAAGCGTTAGCCGGTGAAGAACCGATGGAGCAGATCGAGTACGAATGCGCTCCCGTTGACTATGTTCACTGGAAAGACTTCGGCCATGCAGTTGCGCGTACATGGGAGGAAGTAACCGCTGTTTGGCGTTGGGTATACATGACCCGCGAAGCACTGATTGAGCGTTTCGGTGAGGAAGTCGGCAGCAAAATTCCTTTTGATGCTGGCCCTGACACCCTCAAACAGTACGGGCAAAGCACCAAGGAACACACTCGCGCGAAAATTTGCGAATACTGGGACAAGGAAACGGGGAAGGTTTACTGGTTCAGCAAGTCGATGCCTAACATCATTGACGAGCGCGACGACCCGCTAGAGTTAGAAGGATTCTTCCCCTGCCCGAAACCGTTGTTTGCGACGATGACGAGCGACACCCTTGTTCCTGTTCCTGACTTTGTGCTGTATCAGGATCAGGCTAACGAGCTTGATATTTTGTCCGATAGGATTGATGGACTCGTCAAGGCTTTGCGTGTTAGGGGCGTGTATGACGCTTCACAGCCCGCATTGCAGCGACTGATGACTGAGGGCGAGAATAACGCCTTGTTGCCGGTCGACACCTGGCTGGCGTTTGGTGAGAAAGGCGGCTTGAAGGGCGCGATTGACTTTCTGCCGATTGACATGATTGCTCAGACCCTGATTCAGTGCTATCAGGCGCGGACTGAGATTAAGAACCAAATCTACGAAATCACAGGTCTTTCGGACATTATCCGAGGATCATCCTTTGCGTCTGAGACGGCTACAGCACAGCAAATTAAGGGGCAATACGCCTCTATCCGGCTGCGCTCAATGCAGGAGGATGTGGCGCTGTTCGCTACGGGGCTTCTCAGGCTCAAGGCGCAGGTTATTTGCACCAAGTTCCAGCCCGAAACGATTCTCATGTACGCGGCAGCGGATCAGCTTGAACCACAAGATCAACAGCTTGTCCCGCAAGCGTTGGCGTTGCTGAAAGACAAACCGCTACGCAATTTCCGCATCGAAGTTGCTGCTGACTCACTTGTTCAGCTTGACGAGCAGCAAATGAAGCGGGATCGGGCTGAGTTTATCTCTGCATTGGGCGCATTCTTGCGCGAAGCCTTGCCGCTGGGTACGCAAGCACCGGAACTTGTGCCCATGATTGGCGAGACGATGAAATTTATGGTTGCCTCGTTCAAGGGTGCGCGTCAGTTGGAAGGTGCAATCGACCAAGGCATAAACCAAATCGTCAACAGACCGCCGCCGCAACCGCAGCAAAACCCCGAAATGCTCAAAATGCAGGCTGAACAGCAATTGCAACAGGCGAAAATGCAAGCAGAAGGGCAGCTTGAACAGGCCAAGATGCAGGCAAATATGCAGGTCGAGCAGGCTAAATTGCAACTTGAGCAGGCAAAAGCGCAGCGCGAAATCGAAATCGAGCAGATGCGTGCTCAGATGGATGCTCAGAAAATGGAGTTTGAGCGTCAGAAAGCGGAAATGGAAGAACAATACAACCGCTGGAAAACCGAACTTGACGCAGCAACAAAAGTTACCGTTGCACGCATTAGTGCCAATCCTGGGCAAGATTTGCAATTGCTACAGGCTGCAAATGCGGCTTCCGAACGCATGACTGCCGAGCTTGGAGATAACGTCGTTGCTGCTGTGCAGCAAGTCGCTAATTTGCACGAGGACATGGCAAACAAGGCGAATGCAACGATGGACAATATCGCCTCAATGATCCAAACGCTAAATGCGCCGAAACGCATCATTCGCGGGCCTGATGGCAAGGCAATAGGCGTTGAAATCGCTGTATGAACGGAGGATGGGACACCGGCACATGGGATGATGCGACATGGGACTTTGTTCCCGTAATTGTCGATATTGATACCCATGACGGCGACAAACTGAAAGATCGCTTTGCAAGAGAAAAAGCGGTTCGAGAGGAGCGTCGCAAAGAAGTTCTTGCCTTGTATGAAAGAATTGTTGAAGGTAAAGAAGATATCCCCGAAGTCGTCGAACCGCTGAAATACATAACCAAGCAACAGATTTTGACAAGCAATCTTAATTTTGATAAATTGATTGCCGATCTTAAGAATGCTGAACAAATATGGAATCAGCATATCGAAACGGACGATGAGGAAATTCTGTTACTTCTATGAAAAAACGCTGGATTTATGTTGATGGTGAAGCAATAGAAGTTGGCGAGTACCAACCGACTCCCTTGCACCATGTAATGCCCGACATTCAGCCTTATCAGTCCATGATTGACGGATCAATGATTACCAGCCGCAGCCGCCACAGGGAACACCTGCAAGCGCATGGCTGCATTGAAGTCGGCAACGAAAAGATGGAAACGAAAGTTGCTCCGGTGAAGGATAACCGCAAAGAAGTATTGCGGGCGCAACTGGCAAACATGACTCACGCAGATGCAAACAAGATGTTAAACAAACTGCGCGATGACGCACGATTTACCCGTAACCCCCACAGGGAGAGATAAATGAGCGATCTAAACGCAATTGCACCAGTTGAAGATACCCGCAGAGAAAAGTTGCTGGAACAGTTTGAGCAAGTCGAAAGCGCCCCCGAACCTGTCCGCGAGGATGTGCCCCGCGACGAGCAAGGCAAGTTTGCAGCGAAAGAGCCCGAGCAGACAATGATGCAGCAGGCGCAAGAGCCTGTAGAAGAACCCGTTTGGAAACGCCCACCGGCTTCGTGGAAGAAAGATTATCACGACGTTTGGCAAACCGCTGATGACAGGATGAAAGAATACGCCTGGCAGCGCGAAGAACAAATGAAAGCAGGGGTACAGCCCCTGATGGAAAAAGCCCGCATAGCAGACCAGTTTAACGAGGTCTTGAACCCCTACATGGAGACAATCCGCGGCTTGGGGATGGATGCACCGAAGGCTGTCAAAGCCTTGATGGAAGCAGATCACGCATTACGGTATAGCGATCCGCAGCAAAAGCAACAACTTTTTATGCGACTCGCGCAGCAGTACGGTGTGAATTTGGGTGACATGAGCCAACTGCCACAACAGATGGTTGATCCCAATATTTCAGCACTTCAGCAGGAACTGAATCGAGTTCGGGGCGAGGTGTTGAGTTGGAAAGAGCAACAAGAGCAAGTGCAGAACCAGTCTTTGCTAAGCGAGATTGACAGTTTCGCTATGCGGGCTGAGCATTTTGAAGAAGCGCGTCCGACAATGATTAGTTTGCTGCAAAGCGGTGTAGCAACGACATTAGAGGATGCGTATGAAAAAGCATTACGCCTAGACGACAACCTTTATCAGCAAGTTCAACAGAGCCGACAAGCCCAAGTTGAGACTCAGCAAAAGGTCGTAGCGAATCAAGCTGCGAAGAAGGCTAGAGCGGCAGCGGTTAGTGTCAGAAGTGCCGCACCCGGCGCGACAACGGCTACCAAAGCGCAAGATCGCCGATCCCTGCTTGCCGAACAATTCGACAGCATGGCAGATCGACTCTAAAAACCTGATAGGAGAAAACCATGGCATTTGCCAATAGTTCTATCAGCGACATTATCGCTACTAACATCCAAAGCCGTAGCGGTGAGCTTGCTGATAACGTTTAACATATAGACGTTATAAAACTCCGTGAATTCGGTGAAAAGCTGAGATGCCAACACCGAGCCAAGCCGCAAAGGATAACCAAGGGTTGCGGAAGGTGTAACGACTAGGATGCGACGGAAGTCAAGTCCCACGAGCGCGGAGCGTAAGTATTAACCAAAGAGGGGAATCCCAAATGGTGACGATCTACGGATTAGAAGATGCAAGTACCGGCGCGGCTTATGTAGGCTGCACATCGGGCAAGATAGGTAAGCGGATGCGCGAGCATCGCAGCCTGTTGAAATCCGGTAAACACACTTCTAAACGGTTGCAAGAAGCGTGGAACGATCACGCTGGTTTGTTTCAAATGAAAGTATTAGAAACAATGCCAGCAGATGTATCCGTGATTGAAAAGCGCGAGCGTGAATTGTCTTGGATGAAGCATTACAGGGTGCAAGATTTGTTGCTAAACGAAAATGAACTATCGTTTAGACCCCCTGCGGATGCTCCAAAAAAGGCAGCGGCGGCACGAGTAGCCAATGGTTACCGTCCTAGCGCGAAAAGCAACTTAAAACGTAGATTGGCGCAGCTTGGAAAGCCGAAAGGCCACGGTGCAAAAATTAGCGCCACCAAGCAAGCGAAAAACTTACGATGAGATAGTCTGCTCTGCATGGAATAAAACATGCAGGAGCTTCGGATAAAGAGCCGAGGACATGAACAAAAAGGACAAACAACAACGCCCTGCTGCGCCGACTGAAAGAACGCGGAAACGTCAAGACCTTCTCAGGCGGTAACGTAATCTTGCAAGAGATTATGTATAACGACAGCGCCACCAACAACACCAATAGCTATAGCGGCTATGAAGTGCTGAACGTGTCCCAAAACAGCCCGATCTCTGCGGCGCAGTTCTCGATCACCCAATACGCTTCGGCAGTTTCGATCAGCGGCCTCGAGATGATTCAGAACAGCGGCAAAGAGGCGATCATCGACCTGCTGGACGGTCGTATGAGCGTTGCTGAGGCGCAACTGGCTAACCGTATCAGCGGTGACCTGTATCTTGACGGTACTGGTAACGCTGGTAAGAACCTGACCGGCTTGGGCGCTGCTGTGCCTGATGCTCCGAGTTCGGGCACTTACGGCGGCATTGATCGTGCTACTTGGTCGTTTTGGCGCTCGGTGTCGTACTCCGGTCTTAGCAACGGTTCGGCTGCGGTTTCGGCGTCCAACATCCAGCAATACATGGATGCAGTCGCTGTTCAGTTGATTCGTGGAACGGACAAGCCTGATCTGATCGTGGCTGACAACAACTACTATCGTCTGTATCTGCAATCGCTGCAAGCGATCCAGCGGATTACCGATAGCGGTTCGTCGATGGCCGGTGCTGGCTTTGCCTCGCTGAAATACTTTGGCGCTGGTATGGCTTCGGACGTGGTGCTGGATGGTGGTATCGGTTCTTCCGCTACCGCTAACCATATGTTCTTCTTGAACACCAAGTACCTGATGTTCCGTCCGCACGCTGACCGGAACTTTGTTCCGATTGGTGGCGAGCGCCAAGCAGTCAACCAAGATGCAATCGTTAAGCTGATTGGTTGGGCCGGTAACTTGACTAGCAGCGGCCCGCAGTTCTGCGGCGTGCTGATTGCTTAATAGGAGAAACGAAAATGCCTACTTTCAGCGTAAGTAATACCGCAGGCGTTACCCTGACCAACGTGGATCAGACTTCGCAATTCACGACTGGTACGGTGGTCAACACTTCCGACGGCGGTCAAGCCGTGTACGTCCAAGCTCTGTCTGAAATCTCTGCCTATGCTGCTGTCGCCGTTTATGACACGCAAAAGGCGCAGATGATGACCACGACGCTCGCAGCAACTTGCAAGCGGATTGGTTTCGCTCAGACTTCGATTGCTTCGGGCTATTACGGTTGGGTGCAACTGGGCGGCAAGGTGCAAGTCAATTTGGCTGCTAACTGCGCCCCGAACGTCCCGCTCTACACTACCGCAACTGCCGGCGTGCTGGATGACGCTGTTGTTTCGGGTGGCGCGGTGTTTGGCCTTGTGGCTACCACTTCAATTTCCAACGCGACTGCGGTTACCTGCATTGCTGGTTATCCGCATATCGCTTCGGGTGTTGCAGGTACTTAATGAATAAACTGGAAATCTCTGTGCGGGCTGCTGGTACGCCCGACGAAAATTCGGCTTACATCCGCTCTGCGCTTGCGCGGGGACTTCCGGAGCTACAACCCGCTCCCGCTCGGCACGATGGAACACTTGTGCTGGTCGGGAGCGGCCCATCAATGCCTGAGTTCGTTGATGAGATACGACAGCAACGCGAACAGGGCAGGACGATCTGCGCTATCAAGGGCGCACACGATTTCCTATGCGACAACGGCATAAAACCTGATTTGTGGGTTGATCTTGACCCACGAGACAGGACTAACTGCATTCAGAAAAAGAACGATCACACGGTTTACATGGTGGCATCCCGATGCCCGCCGGTGATGTTTGACTGGCTTGCTGACAAAAATGTGCTGCTTTGGCATTCGTGGTCGCAAGACGCTGAATGCGAGGCAATAGGCAAAAGGCTTGCAGTAGGCGGTGGAACGACTTCCGGCTTGCGGGCTATCAACATCGGTTACTTGCTCGGCTTTCGCAAGTTCATCCTGTACGGCTATGACTCTTGCATCCGCGAGGATGGGACGAAACGCTTTACGGGTGAGAAAGCTGGTCAGACAATTGAAATTTATGTCGGTGAAGCGCCGCATCGCAAGAAGTTTGTAAGCAACATGGCGATGGCGCAGCAGGCAAACGAGTTCCAACTGGTATTTAGCGTGATGCCGGACATTACAATCGAAGCGCGGGGAGACGGGCTGATAGCCGAAATCCTGCGGGTTAGGAGCGCATGGAAGCTCGCAGCGTAACCTGGCTGCATCGCGGGGGTGCTGAGATGGCATCCTACCGATTGAGGGCGCAACTGCCCTCGGCGTATTGCAAACACAAATCAAGGCTGAATGCTCAAGGCGCGGATATAGCCGTCTTTGCAAAGCCGCACCCCGATGATGCAATGCTGTTCCATCACATGAAGGGGCAAGGCGTAAAAATGGTGGTCGATATTTGCGATGACCATTTTGAGCATCCACAGTTAGGGAAACTTTATGAAGAAATGGCTCGAGAAGCTGATGCAGTTGTGTGTCCGACTCCGGAAATGGCGCGACGAATTCGCCGCCATGCGGAAAGGGATGCCCAAGTAATCCCCGATTCGTGGGAAAACCGAGGTCAACCGCACGCAGACGGCAATAAATTTTTGTGGATGGGGCATCAGAGCAATCTGAAAGAAATCTTGCCTTATCAACAAATGTTGAAAAAGTACGATATAACCTACTGCACAGGGAAAAATGACCTGATTGATTGCGTGCCGTGGTCGAACAGCGCACAAGAACAACTGCTGCACCAAAGCAACATTGTTTTGTTACCGAATGCCGAGGAAACCTACAAAAGCCCCAATCGACTCATTAACGCAGTCATGGCGGGTTGCTTTGTAATCGCGAGTAAGATTGTTATAAACAAGGAATTTAGGCACTTTTGTTACCTTGGGCCAGTCAAGGGTGGATTGCAGTTTTCGCAAGCCTACAGGCATGAATTGAACGATTTGGTACGCGAAGGACAGCGATACATTCAAATGCACTATTCCCCCGAACAGATTGGAGCGGCATGGGATACGCTATTCGACTCCATTTAGGGGCGGGGGATCGATCATGGCCTGGCTGGATCAACGTCGATTGCGTCGGGGATCAGGATTTGCTGTCCGATGTAACGAAACTTGACTTGCCGGATGACCATGCCGATGAGATTTCCGCTATCCACCTGTTTGAGCATATCGAACGCCTGAAGGTGAAACAAACCTTACAGGAATGGCGGCGGGTGCTGAAGCCAGGCGGTCAGTTATCGCTTGAGATGCCGTGTCTTGATAATGTGATTGCCTTGTGGAATGCGGGCTATCGGCATGATGACTTGATTGGGCGAGCATTGTTCGGAATGCCCGAACCTGATACGATGCGGCATCATTGGTGTTACTCTAAAGCTGAAATCGGTGCGTTGTTGACCGAAGCAGGTTTTCAGAATGTGCGATTTGAAGAACCTTTTTTTCATATTCCGCAGCGAGATTTGCGCGTTTTAGGATTCAAATGAGCATACCTTCGCGGGTTCTTGGTTCGGGTGTTAGTCAATTATCCACCGTTTCAATTTGCGGGGATGGCAAAGACGAAATCACAGCCGCGGGATCGACAAGAACCGACGCAACGCAATTGGTAAGCGTGTTCAATTCGGTGGACACGGTGGCATCGGGAACAGGCGTAAAACTTCCCCCGACAGAAATGGGGGAGGTGATTTACATTGCGAACAGCGGTGCAAGCACGCTCAAGGTCTACCCGTACGAATCAACTACTACGATCAATCAGACAACTTCGGCAAGTATCAGCAAAGACCATACAAGCATTTTTTTCGCAGTCAGTAACAATATGTGGTACAGCATCAACGGCACGAAAACCTAATCCCCACAGGAGAACGTTATGGCACTCGATTCAGATATTAACAATGCAGATTCGCAGCTTTATGTTGAGTTTTACAACTGTGAAAAAGACCCCTACAAGGGAAAACCGTTTGTGCGAATTGTAGTGCCAGGAGACAAAACCACAATTATTGACCAGCCGGTGCGGGATGACCACAAAGAACGGTTTCCCCGTCAATGGCTGCATTTTCAGATGCAAAGCGGTGATGGCCCGGTTATTGGCGTGCCGCTGAAAGATTGGTTTCAAGACCGCCCCGACGAACTGAGCGACAACCAACTGGCTGAGTTGCAGATTCTCAAGTTTCAGACGGTTGAACAAGTCGCCACGGCAAGCGATAATCAGCTGCAACGGATTGGCATGGGTGGCGTAGGATTGCGCGAACGTGCGCGGAATTACTTGCTGAACAAGAATCAAAAGGTTTCTAGCGGTGAGTTGGAAGAAACCCGCGCAAAACTGAGAGAACTTGAGGCGCAGATGGCGATGCTATTGGAGCAGCGCAAACCTGGCCGACCGAGGAAAGAGAATGTCAACGACAACGATGCTGGAGTTAGTGCAGCAAGTAACTAACGAGCTTGGCGTTGCAACCCCGACAAGCGTAGCAGGCAACACGAATCAGGACGTAATTCAAATTCTCGCGTTAATGAACGCGAACGGATACGAGTTTCTGCGCCGTCACGCTTGGCGGGAATTGACTAAACCGCACGCGTTTTATACGCAATACATAACCACCACAGGCACTTGGACGACCGCAGCCCGCACGATCACGATGGCATCGACTGCGGGGCTTGATACGACGTATCAGGTTCAAGGCACAGGCATCAATCAGAACACCTACATCGTTTCGGTTGACTCAGGTACGCAAGTCACAGTCAATCAGGACTTTGCTGCAAGTGCCGCTGGTGCTACTGCTTACTTTCAAAAAATCAAGTATTCGCTCCCGAGCGATTACGAAAGCCTCGTCCCGCGCACGATGTGGGATAAATCCAAACATTGGGAAATGCTTGGGCCTGAAGATGCACAGCAATGGGAATGGTTGCTGTCGGGCTATATCTCAACCGGCCCGCGTATCCGTTGGCGTTTGCTTGGTGCGTACTTTCAGATTTGGCCCGGTATGTCTACGGCTGAATACCTTGGCTTTGAGTACCGCAGCAAAGGATGGGCGCAAGCTGCGGATGGGACTGTCAAGAATTCATTTACTGCCGACACCGACACCTGTATCTATCCCGACCGGCTGATGGTCAACGCTACAAAGCTAAAGTATTTTGAGGCTAAAGGCTTTGATACCACAGCGATGATGCGTAACTATCTGACCGAGTTGGAAGCAGCGAAGGCGCTGGATATGTCCTCCGCTAACTTGTCCCTTGCTCCGCGTCCTGGCACAGTTCTCATCGGCTACGACAACATTCCCGATAGCGGCTACGGAACAAACTGATGGCAACGAGCGCACGCCGTCGGATGATGATCCAAGGCACAGCGGCGCAAGTCGCTTCCTTGCCTGCGCCTATTGGTGGCTGGAATGCCCGCGATTCCTTGGCAAACATGGAACCGACGGATGCTGTCCAGCTAACCAATATGTTCCCGACGGTATCAAGCGTCAACTTGCGGGGCGGCTATCAGCAATTTGCAACGGGCATTACAGGACAAGTCGAAAGCCTGTTTAATTATTCCGGCGGTGCATCCGAAAAATTGTTTGCGGTTGCTGGTGGCAAAATTTACGACGTAACCGCAGGCGGTGCTGTTGGCGCTGCTGCTGTCTCAGGACTGACTAACAGCCGGTGGGAGTACGTCAACGTTTCAACCCCTGGCGGCTCTTATATGTATTGCGCCAACGGGGTAGACGCTCCCCTGCTTTACAACGGCACAACGTGGACTTCGATTACAGGCGCATCGACTCCCGCAATTACGGGCGTTACAACGACTTCGCTCGACGATGTGACTCTGTTCAAAAACCGCGTTTGGTTCATTGAGAAAAACACCCTCAAGGCATGGTATCTCCCGACTTCCTCCATCGGCGGTGCTGCTGAACAGTTAGACCTAAGTTCTATCTGTCGGTTCGGTGGCTACCTTGTTTCCGTAGGAACGTGGACGATTGATGCTGGCTATGGTGCTGATGACAATTTAGTGTTTGTGACCAGCACAGGCGAGATCGTTGCGTATCGAGGCACAGACCCTGCAAGCGCATCGACATGGGCGCTGATTGGCGTATGGAAGCTAGGCACGCCAATTGGCAAGCGGTGTATGTTCAAGTATTCGGGCGATCTGTTGATCCTCACGCTTGACGGTCTTTACCCCCTTGCTTCTGCTGTGCAGAGTTCGCGGCTTGATCCGAGGATTGCGTTATCAGACAAGATTCAAGGCGCGTTTGCACAAGCGACTAGGACTTACCAAAACAACTTTGGTTGGCAGATTCTTTACAACGCAAAAAACAATGCGCTGTTCGTCAATGTGCCGGTGTCCGAAGGATCGCAGCAACAACAGTATGTCATGAACAACATCACAAAAGCATGGTGCAACTTTACCGGTTGGAATGCTAATTGTTGGGAAATCTACAACGATGATCCTTACTTCGGCGGAAATGGCTTCGTTGGCAAAGCATGGACATTAGATTACCAAGACAACGCTGCAAACATCCCTGCCAATACGCTGCAAGCGTTTAATTACTACGGTTCTCGCGGCGTTAAGAAGTATTTCACTCGCGCAAGACCTAGCCTTTTTACCAACGGGCAACCGGGCATTTTTGTCGGCATGAACGTCGATTTTGACATTCAAGACACCACGGCGGCGCTGTCGTTTAGCCCTCAGACCTATGCAACTTGGGGCACATCCTTGTGGGATGTTGGCGTGTGGGGATCGGATTCGACGATCACAAACAACTGGCAAGGCATCACCGGCATTGGGTACTGCGGCGCAATTCAGCTAAAAAGCGCCAGTAGCGGCATTCAGATTGAATGGGCATCGACTGACGTGGTGTATCAAACGGGTTGGGCTGGTATATGAAGATCATTACCGAGCCGAAAGAACTTATTGGGCGCTATGTGGCAAGCAAGCAAGGGCAAACCGAGGAATGGCAGAACTACTCTGCAATCGGATTGCTTAACAGCAATGAGGAATTAGTGGCTGGTGTGGTGTTTGATTGCTACCAACATCCGAACATTTTGATGCACATTGCTGCTGAACGAATTAGCAGGGGTTTCATGGATGCAATTGTGCGTTATGCGTTTGAGCAGTTGCAATGCAAGCGAATTACAGGAACGATCCTCAAGAGCAACAAAAAGTCACGGCGATTTGCGAATCACATGGGTTTTAAGTTGGAAGGCGTTATGCGTAATGCACATGAAAATGGCGATGTGTGCATTTATGGATTGATGAAAAAAGACGCTCAAAAGTGGATGCGTCAGGAATTGGAGAAAGTTCATGGCTAAACTTGTCGAAACGATATTTGGCGGCGGGCAACAATCCACCCCTGTTCAAACTTATGACCCAACTGCGGCAGCTAAAGCGCAAGGCGCGGCTAACGTAGAAACAGCGATCAAACAGGGTTACATCAACAACCCAAATATATACACACCCGCTGGAACGCAGCTTGTCACATTTGATCCGACTACTAACCAGCCGACAGTCAAACAAACATTTACGCCAACGGCGCAAACAACTTTTGACACTCAGCAAAGGGTGCAGCAGCTATTGGCAAGATTGGGCGAAACGGGCGCGACAACCGCACAAGATGTGCTGAACAAGCCGTTTACTCCAAGCGGAACGGCAGCAGGCCCGCTGCAAACCCGTCTTGATTTGTCCAATCTCGCGCAAATGCCGGTCAATGCAGGAATGACGGGGCAGCAAGCGATTATGGCGCGGTTAGAGCCGCAACTGCAACGCCAACAAGCCGCGATGGAAAATCAGCTTGCCAATCAGGGCATTACGCCAGGATCAGAGGCTTACAGGACGGCACAAACGCAAGCAGCGCAAAACCGCAACGATCTATTGAGCCAAGCGGCTTTGCAGGGTATTAGCCTTGACACCGGAGCGCGGGCGCAAGGATTCAACGAACAGCAAGCGCAAATGTCGGCGCAAAATGCAGCGGATTTGCAAGAAAGACAAAGACAGCTTGCAGAGCGTCAAGGCCCGTTAAACGAAATTACTGGGTTGCTGTCCGGTTCGCAAATTCAGATGCCGCAGTTCCAAGGCTATCAGCCTGCACAAGTTGCACCCGCCCCGATCTTTGCTGGCGCTCAAGCTGCAAACCAAAATGCTTTGACTCAATACGGCATCAATGCAGCGCAGCAAAATGCAAATATGTCGGGCCTTGGAAGTTTGCTAGGCGCAGGTCTTGGTGCATACGCATACAATCCGACAGCAATCAAAGGTTTATTTGGCGGGGTGGCATAAAAAATGGCTGAAAATCAAGCAATAAATTTTACATTGCAAAGCCCATACCAAGCTGAATTGGCTGATATGGCGCGTCGGCAGCGCATGGCTGAGATCATGCAACAACAGGCTTTCCAGCCCGCCGAAACATTTAGCTACGGCGGCATACAGGCGAGGACTTCGCCGCTTACGGGGCTTGCGAAGGTTTTGCAAGGGTATATGGCTGGCAAGACGCAACGCGACATTCTGCAAGAGCAGAAAGCATTGGGCGAAAAGTACCGCACGCAATCCGCAGAAGAAGGCACGCAATTTATGCGGGCTTTGCGTGGCACTCCCGCTGTCGAAGGGACTGAGGGCGTGCCGGAACAAAAATTTATTCCGACCGCAATTGACATTGAGGACAATCCTCGCCTGTTGAATGATGTAAACGTGCAGCAACGCGCAACGATGGATATGGGACAAATGCCGGAACTGACAGTTCCAGCGCAGCGAGGTGTGCCTGCGCGTGCTGCTGTTGGCCCTGACCTTGCCCGAGCTCTTGAAATGTCAATGGGATCAATTAACCCGATGGTGCAATCTGCTGGCGGTGCGTTGCTTGCACAAATGGTTAAGCCCAAAGAAGTGAAGTGGGAAAAAGTAGAACTGCCAACAGCATCAGGTGGCAAACGTGTTGGTTTTGTCGATATAAATGCACCCGATCCAGTTGCTACTTTCCGTCTTGGTGGTGAAGTAGGCGCTAAAACAGAATACATTAACATTGGTGGCTCAATGATTCCTCGTACAGGATACGAGCAAAACAATGCTTCAATTGAAAGAACTGTTTCGCCCGATACTTTCGCATCGCTTGCTCAACAACAAGCACTTGCTGACCGAGCATTTTATAACCTTTCTGCTGCACAACAACAGCAAGCAAAACAACAAGCGCAACAATTGGGCTTAAATATCCAAGAGTTCAATTTGCGGAAATGGCAAGCGCAAAACCCAACTCCGCAGATAGTGCAATCAGAGGGCGGCTATGTGGCTGTTAATCCTAGAGACGCTACATCTGCTCCGGTTACAACCGCTCAAGGAACGCAATTAGCGGGCGCACCACGACAAGCGCCGGAAGCCTATTCAAAACAAGCATCTGCATTGCTTAACATGACGGATGCGCTTAATAAATATCAAAATGAATTGAAAGGGTTTACTGTAACAACAGCTTTGCAGCCTGATCAACGCGCGAGAATTGGTACGGCATATCAAAATGCTTTGCTGCAAGCTAAAGAAATTTATAACCTTGGTGTGTTGAATGGCCCTGATAAAGCAATCCTTGAACAAATCATTAGCAACCCATTAGCAATTGCATCTGCGCCAATTTCAACGGATGCAATGATCAAACAAGTTGAAACAATGAGAAACATCATTGATAGGCAAAACACCAATTTGGCAACCGTATACAAACAGCCAAAAATTGAGTTGCCAAAAGCACAAGGACAGCAAGCGCAACAAACCATGCGAGCAAGAAATCCTTCTACTGGTCAAGAAATCATGTCGACCGATGGCGGGCAAACTTGGCAACCCGTACAAGGAGCAAGATAAATGCCTTTGCCACCGGGATTTGAACTTGTAGAACAGACCAAACTGCCCGAAGGTTATGTATTAGTTACGGGAGCAGACGCACAACCTGTTGAACCGAAGCCGCAAATGTCATGGGCAGATGTTCCCGGTCAAGCATTGAAAAATTTGCCTCGAAGCGTCGGAAGCGTGTTAAGCAATTTTGCTGAAGCTGTTACCAGCCCCGTTCAAACATTGAGCGGGGCAGCAGACATTGCAGCAGGTACATTGCGAAACATTACACCTGCTCCAATAGCAAACTTCATCAACCGTTTTGAGAACAATCCACAAGCACAGCAACGCGCTGTCAATGCTGCAAATGCAGCGGGTGGAATGCTTAGAGAACGCTATGGCAGCGAAGAAGCATTAAAGAACACATTAGCAACTGATCCTGCGGGTGTGGCTAGTGATGTTGCTGGTGTGTTAAGTGGTGGCGGTGCAATTGCATCGCGTGTGCCTGGCATGGCAGCGGCAGGACAAGCTGCTACAAGAGCGGGCGCAGCGATTGATCCGTTAGTGCTGGCTTTGCGAGCAGGTCAAGCGTCAAGCAAAGCAGTTGCGCCGGTCTTGGGGTTTACTACAGGCGCAGGATCAACGGCAATCAATGAGGCATTTCAAGCTGGCAAACAAGGCGGCGAACGTGGAGCGGCGTTTACTTCGCAAATGCGTGGCACAGCGCCCGTCAATGAAGTTATAGAAACAGTCAAGCCTGCGATTGAACGTATGCGGGCTGAACGTGCGTCACAGTATCGTCAAGGCATGGGGAATGTAACAAAAGATGTGACAGTTCTTGATTTCAACCCTATAGAAACCGCAGTTGCAGACACCAAAAAACTTGGCACATTTAAAGGAAAAGTAATCGACGAAAGTGCCGCTGACACATGGCAAAAAATTAACGACAAAGTAAGCGAATGGCGTAATTCAAACCCTGCGGAATTTCATACCGCTGAAGGATTGGATGCTCTTAAACGATCAATTGGCGATATTGTCGATTCAAGTGCGCCTGGCACGCCATCGCACGCAGCAGCGCAAAAAGTTTACAACGAAATAAAAAATCAAATTGTTAAGCAAGCGCCGGACTATGCCAATGTAATGAAAGATTATCAACTGGCTAGTGATTTATTGCGCGAAGTTGAAAAAACGCTATCAATGAATCCGCGCGCTAATGTGGATACGCAAGTTCGCAAGCTGCAATCCATTATGCGAAACAATGCAAACACCAACTATGGTAGACGTGAAGAATTAGGCAGAATGCTAGAAGCGCAAGGAGCAGAAAATTTATATCCGCAACTTGCAGGACAGGCATTAAGTTCACCTACCCCAAGAAGTTTGCAAGGTATTGGATCGGCACTAGCAGGCGCAAATCAAGCATTTACCAATCCAATGTATTTGCCTGGATTAGCTTTAGCGTCTCCACGGGCAATTGGAGAAATGACTTATGCAACAGGTCGGGCAGCAAAGTTAGCGGATCAATTACGGCAACAAGCACCTAACTCACCAATTTCGCCAATAGATGCTGCAAGGCTTGCACAACAACTTCAGCGGTGGCAACAACAGGGAGCGCAACAATGAGCTACAACGGTTCGGGGACTTTTCAGATCAACACGGCGGGGCAACCTGTCGTTGCAGGCACAGTTATTAGCTCGACAGCGTTTAACTCGCTGACGGCTGACCTTGCGAACGGACTTAGTACCGCAATCACTAAGGACGGGCAAACGACTGTTACCAACAACATCCCGATGGCGGGATTCAAGATCACAGGTCTTGGTGCTGCAACGGTTGGAACGGATGCCGCTCGGTACTCGCAGATTCAAGGCGGGACGGACAAGCTCATCACGGTGACGGGTACTGACACGCTTACCGGATCATTGACCCCTGCGTTAACGGCTTATGCTGCTGGCAATCAATTTTCATTTGTGGTTGCCAACACCAACACCGGCGCGGTAACGATCAACATTGACGGCGTAGGTTCAAAGTCTATCACTCGCACCGGATCAACTGCGCTAGTGGCTGGCGACATGGTGGCTGGTCAAGTGGTGCTGATTGAATACGATGGCACTCGATTCCAACTGCTGAACGGTAACAGCTTCACGAATCTAAATGTCTCAGGCAACGAGACGATCGGCGGGACTCTGACCTATGGCGGCGTGACGCTAACTAACGCGGTTACGGGCACAGGCAAGATGGTGCTGGACACTAGCCCAACCGTCAACAATCCGACCGTTACTAACTACGTCGAAAGCGTGGTTGCGATTGGTACGGTTACATCGTCCAACACTATCGCTTTGACAAATGGCACGGTTCAAACCGCGACGCTTACCGCTTCGACGGCTTGCACGTTCACGATGCCCACAGCAACCGCTGGTAAGTCTTTTGTCTTGTTGCTCAAACAAGCAGCTTCAACTGGTAACGGTACTGCTACGTTTACCGGCGTGAAGTGGGGAACTGCTGGCGCTCCGACGATTACCGCAACAGCCGGAAAAATGGACATTCTGACCTTCATCGCTGACGGAACGAACTGGTACGGCAGCATCGCTCAAGGATATACACCCTAATGTTCGCAGCTAAAAATTTTTTGTTGGCAGGGGGCGCGAGGTCTTTTTCGGCTGATGTATTGGTAGTGGCTGGAGGTGGTGCTGGCGGCAATACTGGCGGCGGTGGTGGTGCGGGTGGATTCAGAGAACTGCTATCGCAATCATTGCTCGCTGGCATTGCTTACACAGTAACAGTAGGAGCAGGCGGCACAACGAACGGCGCAAGCCTTCGCGCTGGATCAGGCTCTAATTCTGTATTCAATACCATCACATCGGCGGGCGGTGGTGGCGGCGGTTCGTATGCTTCCGGAACGAGCGCGGCTATTGCCAACGGCGGGGATGGCGGCTCTGGTGGCGGCGGCGCGTATGGTGACAGTCCGACCACAAACGGCGCAGGTGGTGCTGGAAACACGCCTTCAACTAGCCCAAGTCAAGGCAATAACGGTGGCGCAAACACCGGCCTTAAAAGCGGCACGATTCAACAAGGTGGCGGCGGTGGTGCGTCGGCTGTTGGCACATC